GTGTAGTTGATGCAATGTCAATTACCGAAACTGAGAAAGAAGAAAACGAAATGTTCTGGGAGACCTATGACATTTTTACAACCTTCTTACGTGAAAAAACCAACTGTAGTGTATTACGTCATCCAGAGGCAGAGGCAGATGATTTAATTGCACGATTTATTCATTTACATCCAGATGATACGCATATTATTGTTAGCAGTGATACCGACTACCTTCAGCTTATTGATACCAACGTACATCAGTACAACGGAGTTACTAACGAACTCATTAAACTCGACGGTTATTTCAAAGATACTGGAAAGCAAGTACTAAACAAGGACAAGACACCCAAGTTGTTAGAAGGTACTCCTGAATATTTGCTATTCAAGAAAATCATTCGCGGTGACGGTGGCGACAATGTTTTTTCTGCATACCCAGGTGTACGTGAGAAAGGTTCTAAGAACTCAGTTGGTATCATGGAAGCATACGAGGATCGCACATCCCAAGGCTATAAATGGAATAACTTCATGCTACAACGCTGGACTGACCATAATAACATTGAACACCGTGTCAAAGACAAATATGAACTTAACAAGACACTAATCGACTTGACTGCACAACCTCAAGACTTAAAAGATAAATTCGACACAATGATTCGCAATGACTTGAGGGTTACAGCTACTCCTCAAGTAGGTCTTCACTTTATGAAATTCTGTGGAAAATATGAACTTACGAAAATCTCTGAACAAGCTACGAGCTATGCTAAATGGTTGGGTAGCACATATCAAGGCCAAGTACATGAATCACATTCTGCATAAGCAAATCTACGCCGGTCTCTTTGAGATTATCAAAGACAGAGACTACTATTATCACAGTGGAGTAGGTCGAGACTACAGCCACTTGACTGAACGCGGTAAAGAAGCTACTGTCAAGTGGCTCAACATGATGGCATACGAAATGCTTGAACTTGAAAAAGCAGAGCTAGATGCCCGTGCTAAGAAACTAATGTGGGAAGAGTTGAAGAAATGACCTTCACTGAAAACGATACAAAGATTAGAGAGATTCGGCAAGGTGATGGTGACTTTTTGATATCTGACGGTATCAAACTTGCGCCTAGAGCATACATTGAAATATCAGATGTGTGTCCTGCTAATCTTAAATTATCCATACATAGAGCAATGGCTGATGGCTACCTTAAAGTAGTAGCATGTGTTAAAGAAAAAGATTATGTTTGGGAGAAACTAAGTGGATAAGAATCAACAAGAGCTATTTAAGATTATCCTCGATGAAGTCTTGATTGGTATCAGTGAAAAAGAGTTAGCCAGTTTGATTGACACATTCGTTGAAATATACGAAAATAAGTTCGGCATCAAAATCGAAGAACTTGAAGATGATGAACCATCTGAGCCTGAACTGATGCATACTAAAGAAGCAACCGAGTACTTAAAGAAATTTCAACTATGACAAAGGAAATCTTCTACAAAAAAGTAGGACGCAAATATGTCCCTGTCAGTGAGTATGACAGTGACCTTTCCTACGCTCTACCAAAAGGTGCTCACTTACTAATAGTATATCCAGGTGGACAAAGTACACGCTACAATGTAAACCCAAATCATGTAGCTATGATTGCCGCATGTAGAGTAGCAGAAGATACAATAAGTAAAGCTATCATGGATGCGACAGAGATTCGCCGTAGTACACGGGGTAAAACTGAGACTCCATTGACAGAATCACAAAGACTAGCATGGAACAATCTTGTAAAAGAATTCGGGGAAGATGCTAAACAACTAGAGTGGCCAAGTGCCCGAGAAGCCGCAGAAAAAGCAGCGGAAGCAATGATGGCAGAAGCAGAAAAGCTAATGTCAGTACCATCAGTAAAGAAAGCGTATGAGCAATTTATGCTGATGGCAGAATTAACAAAGGATAACAATGAATCTGAAAGCTAAACCAATCGTAAAGAATGAATTCTGGGTCATCACTGATGGTTCTAAGAAAGTCGGTAACGTAGTTGCTGAAGGTAGTGGATTTGATGTGAAGATTGGTAATAACATCAAGCATTACAATTCTAAGCAAGCAGTCAAAAAACATACAAATATTGAGTTTGAAACACTGGGAAAATCAACAGTGTCCAATCCAGCATTTGCAGTATACCCCACTACCGGAAATCGTGTATATAACAGTGTACTAGAAGTTAAGCGGAAACTACACATCTTTACGAAGACACCAAAAAGTAAATGCTATCATGTTGCAGGTTGGTTTGCAGTTAAGCAAGGAACAGAATACGTAAATGTTCTTTGCCCTAAATATATTTTTATTCAACGATATGACTACATTGGTCCTTATAAAAGTGAGGAAGAGTTAAATAGTCGTATAAATAACGTATGATCCAGATTAAAAAATTAATTGATAGAATCGCAATTGCTGAGTCCAGAAACACTCGTGAGGTCATTCTCCCTATAACTGAAGCCAAAGAATTAAGAGATGAACTCACTAAAATTTTGTTGGATCAACGAGCAGTAAAATCTGATGAAGTAATTGAGGTAGTAATGCGAGGCGGTAGTTTCAAATGAGTAGAACACAACCCAAAGTCTTACTAGAAATAGTAGATAAAACCACCTACAAATGTGACCAAATTGTAGAGGCTTCTGGCATATGGGCTGTGTTTTACGACGGTCAACCTATTAACTTAAAAAGCCAACACTACTTGGATAGTGAAGCCGTTCCCAAGTATAAAAAAACAAGTTTTAGTAATCCGGGACACGCACGTAATCTGTGTCGAAAACTAAACAAACAATTCAAAACAGATAAATTTAGTGTGGTCTTTATGAGTAACGGCACTAAAGTTTATCCTGATGACTAAGCATACTTACAAAGAACAAATCACCCTATCTGTCCTAGAACAGCTAGATGACGATAATATATCGTTTGAATATGCAATGAAACAATGGTGGCAAAATCCAAGGCGGGATGGCCCCATGCGCCTATCTGTCATCGGCGATTTGAATTTCCGTCTTGCAGGAATAGAATTCTATGACCATTTCATCTCTACTAAAAACAAAAGCTACTATCAGTTTATCACTGAACTAAGTAAAAAAATTAAATGTCCGTATTATATAGATGTTAGTGATGCTGGAAATAAACCATATATTAGATTGTATGACGACCGAATCAGTATGATGCTAAACTTATACGGTGACTTGGACAGCTATTTGAACTCAGTTCGTACTAAATGACCGATTTATGTCAACTAAATACATGTCTAGTGCGTTATATATACATAAGGAGATTTTTATGAAACAACTACTCGCAATTATTTTAGCTGCTTTTGCCCTATCTGCATATGCAAACGAACCGGTCGTAACTGATTCAGGTGTTAAATTGGCAAAGAAGAAGGATCACTCAAAAGACAAGAAGGTGGACGCCACCAAAAGTCAAAAAGGTGATAAAAAAGCCGCTGATAAAAAAGCTGATACTAAGTCAGGCAAGTGATTTAGACGATGAGGACTATGGTCCACCTGGACCAGATGAACTAGACTTACAACGTGGGTTCAGTCGCCCGAAACTATCTAAACCATTTTATGATGACGGTGTCTCTGATTACGTAGCTATTCGGTTAGCGTTGATTAGAGAGAAAGCTCTACAGAAATATAGAGAAACCGTGTTATAATACGATAAATAAAAGTAGTTAGAGTTCTACTTAAAAACTCAAATCATACACACACAGGAGAAAAATATGATTAACACTTTCGCATTCCAAGCCGTTGATTCGGTTCAGTCAGCCAAGAAACAATTCGTTTCTACATTCGTTCAAAACGAAAAAATCAAAGAAGCATTGAATGGCTTCGTTGATGCACAAGCATCATACACAAAAGACGCAATCACTGCGGCATCAGTATCATTCACTAAAGTTACTGAAACATTCACAGACCGTACCCCATACGTTGAAGCTACTAAGAAAATGTCTGAGTTTGTCGCTCCATTCTTCCCAACAGCAACTTGCGCTAAGCCAGCAAAGAAGGCTAAGTAATGTTAGATATTTTCTACGGGATAGTTACACTAGCCTTCGTAGCTTTTATCGGCATCTTTCTTGCATTGATGATTGAATACGGATACACTGTTAAGGAAACTTTCTTGTGTATCGTTGAAGCAATGCAAGATATCAAAAAATACAAAGCTAATCAAGGCACTAAAGGTTCATGATTACATACGTCCACACTAACATCTATAAGATTAGTGAGTATGCTAGACATTTGAAGTCATTAGAAAGTGATGACCGTTACTCACGTTTCGGTCACCCAGCTAGTGACTACAATATCGACCAGCTAGTCTTGCAAATGTGTTATCATCCCAAAGACCATGAATTGTGGTACGCACGTGATGATGACAAAAGAGTTGGTTGGGGGCATATGGCTAAGAATGATGATGGTTCTTGGGAACTTGCGGTATCAGTTGATAAAGAGTTCCAGCGTCAAGGCATTGCTAACCAACTATTATCTGAAATGTTAACATGGGCTAAGTTCCATCATATTCCAGAAGTTTACATGCACTGCATTGAAAACAACAAAGTTATTCAACATCTTGCTACCAAGCACGAGTTGAAGACTAAAGAACGAGGTGACGGTGAACGTACTGCGGCAATCGAAGTACCAGAGCCT